GTCCTACCTAGATTTCTCCAAGTACCCTAATCATCCATTGTGTAATAATAGACTCCTAGAGATGTTTCCTTGAGCAGGCGGCGGAAACATGGAAATAGACCGGTGTAGTTGCGGGATACGACTTCACTGAAAGATACTAGACAAGCGACATAGGCTCAGGAAGCCCGCTACATAGAACGGGGGCCCAAGTTCTGCCACCATCACAGTGCTCTGAATTACGATGTCTGCATAAGAATCGCTGGCAGTTGTGTAGGTTTTACATTGGCGACCGAAGTCTCCCTACTACTATACCTTAGACACCGACAGGTCGCCCTCTGGATGGAGCTTGTCGTCATGATACCCTAGAATCTCGTATTTGGGCAGTTAGCCTACGCCAGCGCCGTGCGCCAGCAAACCGCCCGAAAGGGTGTGCCGAGGACCTGGGATTTCTCCCGGGGATAGGTAGTTCCTGAATTTAACAGGATTTTTCGGTTCCGGGCCCCAGTCCGGAACAAACCACATCGGAAAGGTCTTCGAGGCAAAGCTCGTCCTATGGGGGAGCACCACGTACTTGCCTAAAGAGGCCACCTTCAGTCCTGGCATATGATTATCCAGGAGGGTCTTCCACGGTACGAGGCGGGTTGAACGGAATTTGGGCCACTGGGAGGAGAATGGCCGTTTGGTAGCCACCGGCCTTTGCGCCGGGGTGCCCAGGTATAATTTGGGGGCGAGGGGTGGACAGCCGATTGATGATGGTGCATCGGCGGAGGATCGGTACCACGCTGACCAAGAGGAGGCCAACGCATGTATTCCTAGTCCAAGCTCCGAGACAGGTCTATCCCGGCTCCTCCGGAAACCCGGAGGCATTCGCATTCCTGGCACATCGCAGGAAATTGAAAAGCCTTTGCGGCACTTCCGACCCGTAGTCACATGGGACCTCAACCACGAGGGAAGGAGAGAAAGGGGGGGGGCGGGGTCGTAAGGGTCAGCAGCCATATCTTTGGTGTGCCTCCTGCGGAGCACATCCTGGCACAGGGACTGCACTGTGCGTGCTACCCTATCCTGCTGGGGGTACCAACGTGTGGCCTCGTTGACACGGGACAGGAAACGGGGGAGGATACCTCTTCGATGGTTAGCCCATGCAGGACCATCGCTCTTCTTAAGAGGTCGGAGGGGGGAGGAACGAAGCACATTTCCGCGCATGAAGAAGATTGCGCGTGGTACTCTCACCCGGCGAGCAATGAAATAGGTGGAGTTGAGTGTGAACACACTCCCATGCTTCAACGTTTTCGTAGTCTCCAGCAATAAGCCGGATTGGGGGAGTAGGGCCTGCCAACGCTCGATCAAGGCAGGGGTAGTTCGGAAAACAAGATCGTCGCCATTAATCTTAACCAGCCCCGCTTTAACGAGCGGGAAGGCGACGGACGGGGTTAAGCCGTTTACTACACCTGTAAGATTTGTCAGGCATAGGAGGGGGAACGAGAGAAGGTCGCCCATACGCTGCCCGGTCAAAGCAGTGAATGAGTCTACAAGGACCGACCCTCGGTAGAGATGGGTTTCGGCGGGACCCATGAACCGGAGCGCAAGTTCCCAAACGCATTCAGGAACAAGCTCGGATAGACCGTGAAGAAGGGAGAGCAGGTGGGAGGAGTTCCGGGGGTTGAAATTTCCCGTCGCATTCTTGTAGTCTGAACTACAGAACACTTCACCTGCGGCGATTGAAAAGGACTTAAAGACTGATGGGGTGGCTGGTCCCACAACTATCGCTCCGGTCCTGTTTAGCGCATCCTGAATCGTAAGATGAAGGGGACGCAACAGCAGAGCGGCCATGGTCGCTTTTGTAATTGGGCGGATCTTACCCGCATCAGGGAGAGCTTTGAACTCCCTAGGGTTGGTGGCTAGCTTGAAGTGCGAGAGGAGTTGAGAAGCTAGCTCGGGGGTGGCGGTGCCATCCACAAATTCTAAGAACTCGCGGTGGGTGAAAAGGGGATCCCCAGGGACAGTGTCGAGAGACGCTGACAAGGACGGGACACAGCGACCTATATTCTTCCGATAGGTGCGGTCCCACCCGGGCCCCAAAAGTTCGTACACAGTACGCCTCGCGGCATACCGGAACGCAGGATGTGCAGGTTGTGGGTATTGGGACAGCGTTGTTTTCGCTTCCATCCACGCGGCCTGTTGTGCGGCTACTCCAGTGTTACCCGGGAGCTCCTTACGGAACTGGAAGAGTGTAGCAGCACATGAAACCTGCAAGGGTGTCGGATGAGGAGGAAGTGTCTGAAGGGCGGCGGAACAGACAGAACGGTCCGGGACCGTGTGGGGTAGGTAATGCGGAGGTAAGGAGGTGTTGTGGAAGGCCTCGACAGCCTTTCGGGTGGAGTGCCAAAGCACGGACGCCAGTTTGAACTGGTCGGGTTTAGCACAAGAGTTTTCCATCTCTTGTTGTAATGTGCGGTACCCCTGCTCGTTTAGAGTCGGCTGAGGAGTTAGAAGACCGGTGTCGTAGGTGACACCACCCCGGAGATTAACGTCTGGTCACCAGACGGGGAGATTCACGCTTCCCACACGGACCTGGATTTTATGGATCCTGGAACGATAGAACCAAGTGGTAGTTTACCGACTTCCACAAGTCAAACTCCTTTCACATAGGAGCAACACGGACCTGGCTTTGAATGGGCCTGGAACGGTACACCATCCGCTTTTCAGCGGTTGTTCATCATTTCTTGTGATGGACTAGCCATTCACTAAAAAACAGCTCAGAGATACAATTCCGAGCAGTCAGTTAGTTAGTGCGTTCGAACGAAAATCGCACAGCTACCCCAGGGATGATATCCCCTGCATCAAACGAATCAACGCAGAGTACGGTTCCCCCACGGTAATAAACCAAGGGAAACACACCCGTCATCTAGCATACAACGCTAGACTGCATCCTAGTCTGACCAGGACTTTAAAC